GAGAGCGTCATCGGCCACGAGTACTTCCACAACTGGACGGGCAACCGCGTCACCTGCCGCGACTGGTTGCAGCTCTCGCTGAAAGAGGGCCTGACGGTGTTCCGCGACCAAGAATTCAGCCAAGACATGGCGGGCAGCCCCTCGGCGCGCGCCGTCAAGCGCATTGAAGACGTGCGCGTGCTGCGCACCGCCCAGTTCCCCGAGGACGCCGGCACCATGGCGCACCCGGTGCGGCCCGACGCGTACGTCGCCACCAACAACTTCCACCGATTCTTTCGATTTATTCTTACTTCCGACGGGTCTCCCCATATTAAGCTCCTTGTCCCGCGATAGGCCCAGCCATCTGCCCAGCCTGTGCCATCCGCGCGTTTTTAATCGCCTCGACAATCTTTGTTTTTGTCGTTTGCGGTAATTGACTCTCTTCGATAATCAGCTCCGGTGAAATGGCGCCGGGGAATGCTTGGGCCAGTTCTTTAAGCTCTATGGCGTTCGCCATGCGAAGCGTCTCGCTCGATACCGCCTCTCCGACGCTCACGTCATATTCTCCGAGGTCACCGCTTAGAACCTCGGCGATGACCAATTCCGCCATTTCTTTGTCGTAGGCCATAGGTTGGCCCGTGGCGTCCGTCATCGGTTCCGGCTGTCCCGTCTGCTCGTTTGCCAACATCAAGGGCGGGAAATTCTTTTTCAAGAAAGCGTCACCAAGAACCTTCTTCGCCGTCTCCGTGTCGAACATCTTCCCCAACTGTGATAAGACAAATCGCCCGGCAACTTTACGGGACCGCGTGAGGTTGTCGAAAAGTTCCTGGACCATCAAGAGCCCCTGCTTTTGCCTCAGAGCAATCGCCCTCCCGCTGTCCGTCCCCCCCTGCTGAACGGCCAATAGGTCCGCGTTGATTCCCAGGGATGTCTTGATCCCATTTACGGCTTGCTCGCTGATTTGGGCGTGGGCATTTGATAACGGCGTCGGCGTGATCCGCTCCGGCTTTTTGCCATTCTTGTATTCAAGGTTAATTCCAGGCAATGACCCGAAATTTCGCACCTCGTCCGGGTTGACCCATGCGCCCTGCTCCGCCAGCCAACCGGAATTCGCGGAGCTATTCAGATGTCGGAGCATCAGCGTTGTGGCCTTGTTGTGGCGTTCCTGCGCGTTTTTCACGCCATGGACAAGCCCTTGGACCAACAAATGGCGGTTATCCCCGGTAATCGGAGCCGTAGAGAACCGCGCATAAAACGGGACAATCGGGTAGCTCTTCCACTTCGGGTAGAACCAAGCGCGTTCGTTGGCCAAAGGCTCCGTCATGTTCGGGACGTAAGCAAATACCCATATCTCTGGGATTGACTTGGTGATCTTCTTGTAACGGTTCGGGTCCTCCGCAATCGGTGGTTGGGGCATTGGCGGAGGCAATGACACTTGCCCGGTCGCCGGGTCAATCATCGGAGGCATTGACGCCATAATTGACGCTTGCTCAAATTCCATCCGTGCCTGCTCAATGCTCGCCTGGTAGTTTGAGATGAAGGCATCCGCTTTCTCTGCGCTCTCTGCCTGTACAATTTCCCCCGTCTTCAAATCCCCGATGAACACATGGGGAACGAATTTCTTGTAATAACGCTCTACCAGATCAACGCATCCCTTCTCGTCATCGTATCCATCCGACGAACTCCCCCGCGTCCCGTAGTCCCGCTTTTGTGTGTGTTTCTCTTCCCCACCGATCTCATAGCCAAGTTTCCCGTTGGAAATTCCTTCGATCTCTTCCTCTTTTTCCGGGTAGAGAGACACCAGGTCATCCTTCGATATATCCCGCGTGACCTTGTAAATATACCGCGCGTCGCTAAAATCGTATTCACGGCTCGCCGGGTCCGGGAACACCTGGCACCCATCAAGTTTCTTCCACATGGGCTTCCCGTTGATAAGGTTGTCCGTGTTGTCCAGGTAAAGTTCAAGGTGGCATTCGCCGCACGTGATACCATCTTTGAACTGCTCGCTCGACTTGTTGGCGTAGTCCGAAACGTCGATTGATTTCTTAAACAGGTAGGAAGCGATTTCGGCCCGTAGCCCGTCCTCCTCACCCTCTGGAAATGCCTTAAAGTCCGTCCGGTTCTGCCGTTCAAGTCCCGTCAATAGGTAGAGGTTCGGGGCAATTTGGTTGTCCGTCGCGGGCTTGATCTTCGCCTTTTCAAGCGTTGTCCGGTCCTCTTCGCTCCACTGCTCGCCAAGTGCGTAAAGGAAATCCTCTTTCTCACGTTTGACCAGCTTAGACTTCGCCTGATAGGCGGCGCGAAAGTCACCATCAACGCGTTGTACTGTCAGCGCGCCTTTCTCAACGGTTTTCGTTTCGGTATCTGTCTTCACTACTTCTTCATACATGAATGGCACCGTTCCCGTTCGGGACAATCAGTTTCGGCTTCCTGGCCTCTTCTTTGGCCTTCTTCGTCATCTCTTCCCGCGCCGCCTGCGATTCTTTGAACAGCACTAAATGGGCCGCGTCTACCGCTTCTTTAAGCGATTTTCGGCCCATAAGAATCGCAATGCGATCCCAAATTGAAAGGCCACCAAGGACAAGTTCCAACGCCCTTTGACGCGATTCCAGGAACTCCCACTGGTTCAAAACAAGCATCTCCCGCTTGGCGTTCCTGGCTTGCATAAATCTGAATTCGGCTTCTCTCATCTGCTCCCCCTATCCAAGGACGGCCACCCCGGATGAAGACTCGCGCCGCGAAAAGCTCCGTTCGTATTTGTCCATGGGCCGCGCCTGTGCCGCCTTGTGACCCATCTCAAGGGCCGTAGCCAATGTCCTAAATGCGTCCGCCCCGTTGGAGGACCAGTCATGATAAGGCTGGTTATTGTATATCTTTCTCTTCTCGTCATACTGTTTCCGGTAGTTCTTAAGAGCGTTCATCCCTTCCCGGCATTTCTCGGAGTCAAACCAGAACCGACTAAACAATGTCCGAACGGCGTCGATCCCGTCATGGATCGGAAGTTTTGGGGCGACGTTGAAATCTATCCCTAGGCCCATGGCCGTATCCCGGCGGCTCTTCCCGTTCGTGAGCTCCCGGACCTCAATATCATGGGGAGCCGTGTGTCGGCCATAAACGTATGGCTTCGTTTTGATTTTCTGGATATAATGGGATAGCCCTTCCCCGCTTCCCTCCATGTAGTCGATGATCCGAATTTCCTGGCCAACGGACTGGGAAAACCAAATAGACATGCGGTCATTAATCCCGAGGTCCCACCATGTATCCACGGTGAGGGACTCTTCATGCGGGACATGCCCCACGCGCCCTTCCCGGTAGGCCCTGGCGATCAACTCCGCGTAGTAGGCCCCGGCAATGGGGACGGTGAAGTCGCATTCATACTCTTGGAGGTAGAGGGCTTCGTTACCGTAAAGCCTCGTAATCTCCGACCGCTCTTGATCGAGGATCGTTTGAGGGATGACTTTCGTCTCAGAGGCCCTGTCAATCCGACAGAACCAGTCTTTCGGGTTTGACTTCGCAAGCTCAAAGATCTGATACCCGTGATTCTCTCCACGCGGCGTGAATACGAAAATGGCCCAGCCACCGTTCTCCGCAAGGATCGGGCGCACAAACCCCCAGGCCGTCGGGTCCTGTAGACTGTATTCGGAGAAGACGACGCCTACCGGATTTGTCCCCACGATCGAATCCACGTTATCGGAACCGATGACCTGGAAGAGAGAACCGTTCTTAAATTTCAATTTCATGTCGGCATCGTTCGGTTTCCCGTCGATCAACTCCGCTGGAAAGTGAGACATGAACTTGTTTCCGTCTTTGTCGATCCCATCCCACAGAATCTTTCGCCCCTGGTTATACGTCGGGAAAATGTAGTAGTAGGTCCCCACCCGTTCAAGCATCTTCTTTGCCACAAGGTTGACGCATGTCTTATCTTTCCCGCTCCGACGGTGGGCAACCCACACAAGGCGATTTACCCCGGCATCAATGGCCTGCAAAATGGGGAGTTGGTACGGGCGCGGCTTGTAATTGTGTGGGACAACTATGCTATTGCTCATATCGGATCACGGAAACGGAGAGAGGCCCGCCGTCCTTGCCTGTCAGTTCGAGAGCCTGCCGGGCGTTAAACTCTCCGTGTGTTTTCCGCTCCAAATACCATTTTGCGTTTTCGGGGTCAGAGAGTGACTGCACGACGGTATTTCTGGCTTTTAAGACGGGCTTTTCTTTGAGAATGGCCTTCCACTCGGCAAATTCGGGGTGACGGTTTTGGTAGTTGTAAAGGGCATCCATGCAAATATCGGCGTAAAGGCAGGCTTCCTTGTCGGAGCACCCCATTCCGAAGGCCTGCTCCAATTTGGCAAGGACCTCTGGGGTGACAGATGAAGGCCTTCCGACCTTAAGTTTATCTTCTGGACGCTTCCGAGGGGTAGCCATGGGGATTAAAAAACGTCCCCGCGCCGGTTTCCCGACGTGGGGCGGGGGTGATGGGTTAGAT